ACTTGATCGTTTAGAGTCTATGATTAACAAACTCATCTGGGGTTGCATGACAGGCTTCGGTGCTATCGTGGTCGCAGTTGTGGTAAACAATATATGAAAGAGACTACAGTCATCGTATGCTTTGCATTGGTATTAGTCTGGAGTTATTGCTATGCAATCATTGTTCACGCGTAAGATTTTTTTAGCAATACTTACATTATTAGCAGTGCTGCCTATCAGCCCTGTCATTGCTTGTATATTATATGGATGGTTTATATGATTAATGTATTACTTCCCCTGATCTCAACGGTTATTGATCGAGTTGTCCCAGATAAGAATGGCGCTAACAAAGCAAAGCAAGCCATAGAGGCTGAGCTAATTGCTAACGCTACACAACTGAACCTAGCACAAGCAGAAACAAACAAGATAGAAGCAGCCCATCGTAGTATATGGGTAGCAGGATGGAGACCAGCTTTAGGTTGGGTGTCTGCATTAAGTTTTGCTTGGATATTTTTACTTGCACCTATCACACAATGGGTACTGCTACTCACTGGCAACACTGTGGTATTACCTGTATTACAATCCGATGTATTGTTAGAGCTAACCTTTGCTTTATTAGGACTTGCTGGACTGCGAACTTATGAGAAACAAAAGGGTCTAAGTAAGTGATGACCAGACTCACTCCACACTTTACTTTAGAAGAACTCACCTTCAGTAACACAGCAACCAGACTAGACATAGATAATACACCGAACGATGTACAGAAATTCAACCTTGTGACATTAGCGGAGGGACTGGAACTTGTTAGGACTAAGCTTGATGGACATGCTATTCGTGTATCTAGTGGTTTTAGGTCTATGGATCTTAACCGCGCTTTGCGTTCTAAGGATACCTCGTACCATACGTATGGCCTTGCGGCAGACTTTACTTGTCCTGGCTTTGGCGATGTTCACGACATTATGCGGACTCTTGCTGGAAGTTCGATAGAATTTGATCAGCTAATCCTTGAATTTGGAAGATGGATTCATGTGGCATTTCCTAAAGGTACAGACAAGCCACGCAGACAGATGTTAGCTATCAGTAAAAGTGGTGTGCGCATCTACGAGTAGTTGCAACCTGCGGTATATATGATATCCTTATACTATCTAATACATGAGTAACAGTTATGTCAAAGAATAGTAGAGTTTTAGTTATATCCGATCTTCATATCCCTTACCATCATCAAGATGCATTCGACTTTCTCAAAGCACTCAAGAAGAAATACAAACCTGACTTAGTTATTAACATCGGTGATGAACTCGATCAGCACGCTATCAGTATGCACGATAGTAACCCTGACCTACCATCAGCTGGTGATGAGCTGCGACTGTCTAGGCAATACATCTATGAGTTGGAAAAGATTTTTCCTAGGATGATCCTAGTACATTCCAATCATTCGTCTCTCGTTTATCGCAGAGCGTTAAAGTATGGACTACCTAAAGACTACCTCAAGTCTTACAATGAATACCTTGGTGTTGGCCCGGGATGGGAATGGGTGGATGATATAACTCTTACCTTATCTGATGGTACACGCTGCTTCTTTACACATGGCATGAGTGCTGACGTACTTAAACTATCCATGCAGATGGGTAAGCATTGTGTCCAAGGACATTATCATTCAAAATTTTCTATCGGTTATTTCAGCAATCCAGATGCGCTGCACTGGGGCATGCAAGTGGGCTGCTTAACTTCACAAAAATCTATGGCGTTCGACTACGCTAAGAACTTTAAAAATCGATTCATCATTGGTTGCGGCATGATTATAGATGGTCAGCCTAAACTTATGCCTATGGTATTAAAAGAGGATGGACGATGGACGAAGAAAATAGTATAAGCGAAGCGGATTCTAATCAGGCTGCTTTACTTGACAAGTTAGTTGGTAAAAAGATCTGGAATATTGAGCTGCTTGAAGACCCAGATGAAGATCAATCTGTTATCAGAATCTTTTTTAGTGACGATGAGGAAGATTATCTTATGATTCACTGCGAAGGTGCAGATTTATATCTCGTTGAACCAAAACCGAAGGCTCTGCACTAAAAACGAACTCGTATAAAGCCCGTGGTGAGGTTTTCTTATGGCACTTGAGGGGTTAGTATCAGGTTATATTAAAGTATTGCTGAAGGGGCTGAGGACAGCTCAGAAGGGTGGTAACCCGTATAACTCATCAAAATCTTCATCAGTTAGCACAGGAATGTCCTCGACTTTGCATTCCGGGCGTACTTTAACGAATGCCTCCGCAGATTCTCTTGAAAAGAATGCACGAAGGCTATCGCCATACTCATCTACTACTATAAACTTAGGTTCCATCCTTGCTTTGCTACCTTCCTAATCATTCTTTGATAATCCATTGTTACACAGCTCAAACATAATTGCAACAACTCGTCATCCTCATCACACAACCATTGAGTTGCTTCTAATTTAATCGAACTGGTTGGCTTTAATTTAATAGCATCATATACTGCTTGCTTTAATATAGCTTGCAGCAACGGGACCATAGGAATGTCAAAGATTGGATTGACTTCATTATATAATTCTGCATCACTGGTATGGTCATACTTATATACCTGACTCATGATTAATCTACCTTTCATTAATGATTTTAAGGATGCTCAAACGTACACTGTAGATCATAATAATATCTTGATTAACGAACCAAGGAAACTATTATGTGGACATCACCTAAAGCAACAGAAATGCGCTTCGGCTTTGAAGTTACAATGTACGTAATGAACAAGTAATACATAGTGGGGCTATTCGTTATGAACGCCTAGCCTCACCATTATTTCACCAAAGTTATACTTGACTTTCAGTGCTACCTCAGGACTCAATCCCTTAATAACAAAGTCGTTCACCTTGTGCAATGCTGTGATCTTTTCAACCTTAGCATCTGTCCCTAAACTACTGGCCTCAATCTTCTCGCCGATCTCTTTCAGCTTAGTAAAGAATGCATCTTTGTCTTTACAAGCTATTGGATCTTTGCCTGGAAGACTGAGGCTTATGCCTTTTTTGGCTGCTCTGCCTTAACCGCAGCGTTGCCATCGTCATCTTCTGGTGCGATGCCTGCTGTTGTCATTAAAGAGTAACGTCTGGCATAGGTCAATGCTGAGCCATATCCTTGCGCGTCATGCTTGTTTGCAGGCACGTACAGAATACCACCACTCATAGTTTCACCTGACTCATGTAACAGGATGGTTTCAATCTTGATACCTGTATCACAGTCGTGTGTCTTTTGAATCATAGATAAGCCATTGGTATGCAATGCGTCAATGACTGCTTCGATACACCCATCCAAAGCAACGTACTTGCTTCTGAAGTGTGGGTTAGTTGATGTCTTCAATGCCGGGGCAAAGGCTTTTTGCGCCGCCAAGAATGCTTTTGCTATGGTATTAGTTTCCATATAGATTCCTTATAGTTGTTTAATTTTAAGTTTACTTACTCGGATTGTACGTGCAGGCTTCGCAGGCACAACCTTCTCAGGTGTTGCTTTATAGTTCAGTTCACCCCATGTAACGCGATAGGGGCCTGTAACTAAGTGCTTGTAATCCCTCATGGTTGACATGATACGGGTTTGACATGACTCAATCTCACCCTTCATTTTTACCATAAGCTCTTCAAGTTCTTTAATACGTGTAACGTCATCAGCTAAAGAGTCATCCTCTAGCACATCATCCGTTGCACTGTCATAGATGCGCGTTGCATCCGAGACCTTATTTATTTCATACCAATCTGTCTCATCGTTTTCTTTATAGAGTTTCACTCGACGCTCAAAATCAACGGCAGCGCCTCTGATCTGTGACATGATCTCTTCGTCACGGCCATAAACAAAAATCCTCAAAGTGATTCCACGATATAGCACACAGACTGCACCCCACTTGGCACCAGTAATCATCATCTGCGCTTGCAGTTGTAACTTGCCACGATACGCGGGGAGATCCATCTCTTTCTCTTGCGATGTTAGCTTGGCTTCAATGACTCCCATGCCTTCAAGTACAATAGAATCGGAGTTCATTGGGAAGATTCCCGCATCCCCATCTACTGTGATTGTCCGACCATCACCCTCAACTGTCGCGTCTAATGAGCATGCGAGCGGAATATCTGGGTGAAAATATGCCTCATTGAAAGTGGTCTTAGGATTTTTCAGTCCAAGCCTCTGAACTGCAGCCTCGATAATTGGAATTTCGAAGACATTGCCCCACTCGAGAGCCTCAAAATCGAGCGGGACGCGCTCAATGCCTCGCGTTGCGTCGAAGGCTCTTTGTAGTGGTTCGTTTGGGGTTTGATAGGGGTTCATGTCCATAACAGTGGCAACCTGTGAGGCGCTCAGCATGTCATCGGGGGTTAGTTTCCCCTCGGCTCTTTTAATTTCAGTCATAGTTTTATCTCCTATTAAGTAGTGCGTAAATGGTGGATTTAGTAATCCGCTTATTGTGAGCAGACCGCATTCCCAGTTCGTTCAACCTGTCCGCCATCTTCTCAAGGTGGGGCGTGTGTTTATTGCCTCGCCTTAAGTATTGCGGGTCATCTAGTAGTTGATTGATTAACGGCATGATCTTTTGGCGGTACTGCTTCGACTTGTTATGCGTTGCAATACCTCCCAGTTTACTAATGCGTTGTATCTGGTCGCGTGGTGCGCCTAGGATAACCCCGCGCGCCTTGGCTTGCTCGAGTGCGAGCTTGGTACGTTGGCTTATCATGTCGGCTTCATGTTCGGCAATCATGGCATGCATATGCCATTCTAGCTTCGTCATATGTTCATGACCCGCAACGATCAACGGCACGTTATCCTTGAGTAGTCCGCTAATGAAATGCAGATCACGAGCAACCCTGTCCGTCTTGGCTAGTAATAACTTACAGTTAGGCGTCGACTTAACCAATGCCATAGCATCATGCAGTTGGGGGCGGTCTTCGATGGAAGTCTTGCGTCCACTTTCGTGGTCGATGAACTCAGCTACCAACTCGCCATCGTTCGCCTTAATATGCGCCATTACTGTGGCACGTTGAGCGTCGATTCCATAGACTTGCTTGGTTTCGTTGGTGCTGATTCTTAGATAGGTGATATATTTCATTGTTCTACATCCTTCCGCGCGCCTATGTCACTTGGTGCGCAGTTGATGACGATGGTTTGAACGTCTTGATCTACGTTGGCAGTGGTGCAAAGCTGTTGCCAGTCGTATAGGTCTTTGAACGTGCTACGTTCTAACACGATTTTAATGTTATCCATTTTAATTCCTATATGGTTTTTAAAGTGTTGCAGACACCCTCGCGGGCGTTTCGGGTATCAAACCCTCTTCAGTGCAACTATGCGGTAGTCCTCGCGGTTGTATTCGTCGGGCAAGTCTTCCGCCTCGTATGCTTCGCTAATGTCTGCAAAGAAATCCTCGAGTTCTTTTTCTGCTTGTTTGTATGTCGGGAAGGTTTCTGGTTCGCCGTCAGTATGCCAAGCATTAACCCAACCATCGCAGATGGTGTCGGTTTCAACTATGTATTGCGTTGTCATCTTGGTTACTTCCGCGTTGATGATGTCGATTGCTTCGTTGATTTGCGACCATGTAACGCCGTATTCCTCTTGCATATCTTCATAATCTTCAAGCCATGTTGATTCGTGGGACAGTTCCCAAGCCTCGAACTTGTCCCTGTATGGCTCTTGCCATGTGTCGCAGTTCATCTCCGCGCATTCATACATATAATTGACTAATTGCTTGATATTCATTATTCGCCCCTTATAGATAGCATGACACCAACGGCAAAGAATAGAACTGTACAAATAGCCATTAGCTCACCCATATAGATTGCAAGTTGATCTTGTGTAGAGACGCCCACCATTGTGAAGGCGAGCGTCATTAATCCAAATAAAACTGAAGCAATGAAGGTAAATGTAGTCATGGTTACACCTCCACTCGAACGATAACGTCCGCGTTGCTTTGTATCATTGGGATTTGAACCTTTGTTTTGTCATTAACTAACAATTGCTCATAGTTTCTTTGACGAATACGAACATCTGCATTAATAGTACGTAATAACCCGTTAAGGCGTTCGCGTGTTGTAGGTGTACCCCAACCACACATCGAAATATATAACTCGCCTTCATCGCGCCATGCTATTTTGTTGCCGTGTAAAAATATCGCATTGCCATCAGTCATGGAATTGCCAACTGTTAATTTACGACCATTTAAGAATGCTTCTGTTATTTGCTCGGTTACTTTTCTCATTTTCTTAGTCCTTATATAGTTTTTAAGATGTTGCATAAGACCAACTCGCGTTGGTTTCGACCAATTAGGTCTCGTCAGTTATGCTATACTTCCGAATACTGTTGATTTAGTTGAACGTCTGCAACGTCTACCAGATAGCTTGCAAGGTCTTCGTAAAACTCACTTTCACTATCACCATACGAACTATGATATTCAATGTCATGATCTGGCAGCTCTTCGGATAGGTTGCACGCGGCCTCAATTACTTCATCGCACTTTCTAATACTCATTATAGGGTTAGAAAACAATGATTGTTTGTTAAACTTGCGCGTTGCTTTGTACGCAATATAATCTTGCAGTGTGTCTAATGCCTTCATACGTTCTTTAAAATTCATTTTCTTAGTCCTTATATAGTTGTTAAGATAAACACGTTTCGTCGTGTTGATATAAGTATAACCGAAAGATATCGATTAATGCAACACCTTTTTAAATTGGTATAATAATGCTATGGAATACAGCCTCCCAAAAAAGCCAAAGATTAAAGAGAAGACACCCGCACCAGACCAACGGAAGTTTAGCGTCATGCCTTTATCAGTTATTAATAAACGTATGACATTAGCAAGCTATCGAGTGTTAGTGG